ATGGTTTCAATTGTATAGAGTTGGTGGTATATGGCATATAAATATGATAGATGAAATAATACATAAGAAAAATGTTAAAACAGATACTTTAGCTGATATGATTTTAGCAAAAAGATATAATGTAAGAAAATATTATGGCGACCCTGCAGGTATGCAAGCTCAAGGTCAATCAGGTTTAGGAGATATAGAAATTTTTAGAAGAAAAGGTATAAAAGTTTACACTAAAAGAGATAAAGTTTCAAGAAATATAGCCTCAGGTATATCTCACGTTAGAGGATATATAGAAAATGCAGCAGGTCAAAGATTTTTTCATATTAACGAAAAATGTACACAAATAATGAAAGATTTAGAAAATTATCGTTATCCTGAGCCAAAAGAAGGCTCTGATTTAAAACCTGAGCCTGTTAAAGATGGTTATCACGACCACGGATGCGATATGATAAGATATTTTTTTATAAACCAATTTCCAATTAAAAACAGAGAATTTAAAGTGAGGACAAGATGATATATAATTCAAATATGTCTGCAGAAGAAATAATAAAGCAATCTGTAGAAGATTCAAAACAAATGTACCAAAAAATGAGAAGAAAACATATAAGACGTATGCTAGACTATTATGGTGGTAATGGAACTGCAGGATATATAGAAGGTTTTTTTGCATCCTCTGCCTTTCAAGAGATTCCTTGCTATAATGCTAATTTTACAAGAAGATTTATAAATAAAATGAGCAGAATTTATACTGTAGGTGCTAATAGAAATGTAAGCGATACTTATAATCAACTTACAATGAAAAAAGATGCTAGAATGAAGCACATAGAACGTATGACAAGACTTTTAGGCACTTTAGCAACACAAGTTATTTATAAAGAGATGAATGGGGTTGGTTATTTTGATTATAGACCTGTTTACTACTTTGATGTACACTTAAAAGATGCTTTTACTCCATATGCTATTACTTATCCATTATTAATGAATGTTGATGACTCTTCTTTTACAGAAGGTCTACAATATGTATACTTTGATGAGTTTGTTTATATAAGATATGATGAACACGGTACTATATTAGAAGAATATGAACACGGATATGGTGTTTTACCGTTTTTATTCACACACAGAGAAGAACAAATAGATGAATTTTTTGTAGACGGAGCAAATGACATAGTAGATTGCAATGAGCAAGTAAATATAGCTATGACAGAGATGCAACTTGGTTTAAGATTTCAAATGTTTGGTCAACCATTTATGACAGGTGTTGATAGTGATAAAAGAATAGAAAGAGCAGGTTCTGACCAAATTTTAGATTTACCTGAAGGTGCAACCTTTGATATTATATCGCCACAAGGTAATATAGAGTCAGTTATTGAAAATATTAAGTTCCAAGTGGATTTAGTTGCTCAAAACAACCATTTATATGTACAATTTGCACAAGATGGTGGTGAAACTCCATCAGGAATAGCTCTTAAAATTAAAGACTTAGAAAGATTTGAAGATTATCAAGACGATATTGAGCTTTGGAGGATGTATGAGCACGATTTATACTTTATTGAGAAAGAAATTGCTGCTTATAATACAATTTCACTACCTGATAAGTTAAAATTAGACTTTAATGAGCCTGAATACCCAAAAACAGTACAAGACCAAATATTATTAGATGAACATAGACTAAGACATCATATGTTAGATGAAGTAGACCTTTTAATGGAGTATAATAAAGATTTATCTCGTTTAGATGCTGAAAAAGTAATAAAAAAGAATAGATTAGCTATGGAAGACCCACATTCAATGGCTATGCAGGGTAAAACTCAACCAAACCAAGAAGAAGGGGATACTTATGTTCAATCTGAGGGTGAAGACGAAGGTAACATTTAGTTTTAGTAAATTAAGTAAAAAATTAGAAACTTTATTACCTCAAACTGAAAGAACAAACCTAAGAGATGTTGCAAATCAGTTTAAAAAGAATATTATTGAAGGTAAATTTAAACCTTTAGCTCCTGCTACGCAAAAAAGACGTAAATACAAGGGTTATAACCCACATTACCCAAGAACTAAGCCTAAAACAACCAATACACCCTTAATTGCAACAGGAAATCTATTAAAATCTATTAGAGTTACTAAAAAAGGTGTAACTTTTAATAAATACGGAGATTTTCACGTTAAAGGTGGCTCTAATCTACCTAAAAGGAATTGGATGGCAGGAACTGTAAGAACTGAAAGTGGAGCTGCAAAAAGTGCACCAAAAGGATTTAGAAAAAGCACAATATTATCTGATAAAAACCTAAAAAGATTAAAAGAAGGTATAAGAAAAGGATTTAGATTAGCAGGTAGAGGCAAAAATATAAGAGATATAAGGCTATAAATATGAATCAAAAAGACTTTAATAAAATGTTAAAAATTATAATGGAATTAGATAAGTTAGTCAAAAAGTATGAAGATAAGTATGTAAATATGGATGAATTTAATACATCTGATGCACAACCTATTTATATTCCTAATGATGTTTATGATGAAATGTGTAAAGACTTAGATATAGATTTTATAGACTTACTTGGTATTTCTTAGCTTTTCAGCTTCAACTATTAATTTTTCCCAATCTTTTCTTTGAGCAGGTGTTGGTCTACGACCTTCCAATAATGGAACTCCTACAGCTTTAGCTCTTTTACGCCACCTATACCAAACTTTTTGTTTAGCATTATATTCTGCTTTTTTAATTAATTCCTTAGTTGCCTGTTTTTCTTCAATTTCTCTTTTGTACTGACTCTTAGTATCTCTTTCAGGTAATTCATCGAAATTAACCCCATTTAGAGCCTCAGAAGCCGACTCTACAATAACAGCATCTTCCACAACCTCAGCCTCAGGCACAGACTTTAAAAACTTTTCAAATGGACTGTCTATAGTTATATTTACATTTTTTACAAGCTTTCCACTATGCTCTAATATCAACCTACCTGCTTGCACATTACCTGCTTTAGCCTCCCTTAACATAGAATCTAATACTTGTGGCACTTCTAATCCAAACTGCAACATATACCTATCATACACAGCATCAATAAATGCAGGCTCTCTTTTCCAATTTTCTAAACAACTCTTAGATATTCCAAGTTTACTTGCAATTTGAGCCACGGTCATCTCAGGATTCATCGCACAAAGCTCTACAGCCAACACTTTTGAAGGATTCTTTTTTAATTTTGTAGACAATTCCATATCACAATATACAAATTTTAAAGTTAATTTTCAAAGTTCTTTGGTTTTTTTGTTTTCAAAGTTACTTTTGCTATTTTGTGTGGAATGGTATCTGCGCCTCGTACTTTAATCTCATCCGCCTTGCCCCTCGTAAGTTACTCGTAAGTTTTGTAACAAAATAAAAAAAATCTTGCATAATTCAAAAAAAATCCGTAAGCATAAAAAAAGCTTGCTTTATTGCTTGAAATGTTGTATAGGTTGTAAATGAGAATTAATCTCAAAATGCCCCATACAACAAAACAAACCACAAAACCAAGATAAAAGTTAAAAAAGTTGGTGGGAGTGGTGGATTACCCATATTTAGCCCAAAAACACCCCAAAATCATTAGATTGTATTGTTTGCTTACATTGACACCTAAAAAGTGTTTAAATGCTTGTAATCGCATTAGAATCGATTCTCACGAAGTGTTAACGATGTTGTTAATTGTTTAATTGATAGATAATCCATTAAACGCCGTAGGCAAAAATTTTTTTTAAAATAATTTCACGAAGGGAAAACAAAATTAATTTAATTTTTTTACTTTTTTTTCTTGCATATTGTTACCAATGTTGGTAAATTGTTGTTGTAGTAAGTAGTTGTTTTTTGCATAAATAGTCGAAATTGTAGACGCAAGGTAAGCAATTTTAGGACGGCAAATTTAAAGGGCTTGAGCGAGTTTCTCAAGCATTTTAAAGCGATTAAATTCATTGATTTATCATTAGGTGGCGAAGGCGTAAAACCGAAATGCTTTAAAAGATTTGCAAACAGTAGTCCCGTTTTAGGGTTAAGTTAGGCAAATAACTTAGACGACGAAAAAAAGCCAATTTGTTTGTTGTTGTGTTAAATACAATGACAGACGCCAATTTAATTGGCGTTTGTTCTTGTGTTGTTGGCGTGTGAATCGTGCGAAAATATGTAAATATTTTGCTCTTTCTAAGAGAACAAAACACAACAAACAAAACAACAAGGAGTTAAAATGGAAAATATAGAACAGAGAGTAATTTATACAAATACATTAAATAAATATATAAATAAGGTTGTTCCTCAAATTATGGATATTTTAAATAATGACTTTCAATTAAAAAATGATGGAACATTATATAAAAAATATCAAGACAAAATAAATAACATTATAGGCTATAAAAAACGCCCTAAAAATATTAGATGTTATTTAGATGCTAATCAAAGTAGTTGCTTATTGAAATTTAATATTTCATATAATGAAGGCTACGGAGGGAAGGAACATTCAAGTTTTACAACATATATTAAAGAATATGTTTATTTATGGACAAATAATACTCAATGGGATAGTAGAACAGGACAATTTTATATTAAAGACACTAAAATTTCAACATCTTTTAATAAAAGACCTGTAAAAACATTAAAACAAGTTTTAAATGTTGTTAATAAAACTAAAAAAATAAACGATAAAATAAAATTATTAAACAATAAAAAAAACGACTTGCAAAGGGGTTTTAATAACTATCTTAATAAATAAATAGTGATGATAGGAGGGCGTTAAAAACGCCCTTTAAATCGGTTGAAGGTGTAAATCTTCAAGAGGTCTAAACCCCTCACAAACACAACAAACAAAATAAGAGGTTTAATTATGGATACTAATAAATTAGTAGAAAATATTAATGATGTTCAAAATTATAAAAATGACTTTATAAATATTGACACAAATCAAGTTAATAATTTAAGTAAGTTATTTAGTTATATAAATGCACTTAATAATTACGCTAATCCAATATATATTAATGAAGATAATAATTATTATTATTATAAAATCAATAATGGATATATAACTGAAATTAATAAAAGTACATTATCTAATATTAATGAATTAGAATTAATGTCTGAAGCTCGTTGGATATTATCTAATTATAATATATAACTAATAGGCGTAAAAATCGTGCGAAGGGGTATATCCTACCCCTTGACCTTAACGAAGGTTATTTAGTTAAGAAACACAACAAACAACAAAGGAGTTAAAAATGGAAAGCAAAATACTATTTTTAAATTGGTATTCATTATCTACAATCTTAGGCTTAATAATTCCAATAAAAGTATATCACGTTATATTATACTTTGGTATAAAAAAAGCTATTAAAATATGGAGGAATAAATAATGAAAGAATATATTATAATTGAAAGATTCCATAAAACAGATAGTAATATATGGTATGATTTTAGCAATATTCCACAAGAGCATTGCTATATAACTATTTGCTCTTTGCCTTTATCAAGCGATAGAAAAGCATTAAATAGGGCAAAAAAAATCAATCCTTGTTATGAATATGTTATAAAAGATAATGAATATTTCAATAATAACTAATAAAAATATCCTAAGCAAGATATAAAACTGCTTACCTTATAAAATTGGTGGCTTTGACGTAGCTATAAGGCTTTAAACTAACAACCAATAAAACACAACAAACAACAAGGAGTAAATATGGAAACAATAACTTTAAAATTAACAAAACAAGAAATATTAGCTTTACCATTAAATTTTGAAACAAAGTATTGTCAAGTGCTTGATAAAAATAGTGATGAGCAATATTGGTCTGTAATTATAAAAAATACAGATAAACTTGTAGAGTGCATAAATAAAGAAATGGATTTCGAATGGGAAAATAATAAAAAATCATTTTATATTCTTAAATCCATTTTATCTAAAGTAAATAACAACTAATTGGCGTAAAAATCGTGCGAGAAAGTTATATTACTCTAAGTCCGCAATAGGTGGATTTAATACCAAGTAGAGATGTCTTTTAAGCAAATGGTAGCAACAAAAGACTATTATATAACTTTCTACCCTTATTGAAGGGAATTAGTTAGGAAACACAACAAACAAAGGAGATATTATGAGAAAAATGGATAGAGTTTATATTCAATTAGAAATTGGTATGGCTACTTGGAATGTAGATATAAATAATAATGCTATGGAAGATATACTTGATGAAGGTATTGATTGCTACGCAGAAGATGTATATGATATTATTTATGATGGTTATACTATATCTGAAGATAAACTAAAAATGATGTTAAACGAGCCTGATAATGTTGATAATATGTTTTATCCGTTAGATTGTCAAAAAGATTTATCTTATGATGATTGGCTTGTATATAAAGCAGAAAGAAAAAAACAAAAAAAAGTAAAGCTACCTAAAAAATAGTTTTATAAGGATATATGGTATTTAGGGTGGTTCGATTCCACCCTATCCACAAATAAACAACAACAAAACAAGGATTAACAATTATTTTGTTAGGTTGTGTGTGGGGGTGGATTACATCTGCCCCCTTTGTGTCCTTGTTTTATAAAAGATTTACACAACAAACGGAAAGGAAAGTAAATGAATAATAAAAGACGTTTTCATCAAAAGAAAAGTAAACAAGTAACTATATTAAAACATTTATTGCGTGGAAATAGTATAAATAGTGTTGAGGCTTTTAAGTTTTTTAATACTACAAGACTATCTTCAAGTATAAAATCATTAAGAAATATGGGTTATAAAATTACTACTTATTTTGAGGAAAATTCTAAATTAGGTAATTATATTATGGTTAGTGGTAATTTAACTGATAATAAAGACCTTTATAAATCAAGGTGTAGGTAATCTATATCTTGTCTTTTGAGAGAGTGAGCGTAGTTCACCTACCCCTACTATATTGTAGGTTAGGACTACGCTTACTTATACTTGTCTTCCGAGCCGAGTATTTGCGTATAAACATAAAGATTATTTTATATTTACGAGCAGTCTAATTTAGAGATAATCCTCTTGATTTTGGGCTTCCTGCTATATTCCTACCCTTTTGCGACTATAAATCAAACCCCTTTTAGTAATCGCTTATAAATTATATGCCCTAAAAGATTCAAACCAAACGACATATAAATAACACAACATAACGATTATAAATTAAGAATTATAAATTAAAAAACAAAATATTTATTATTTTAACATTTATGAAAAAAAGTATTTGCATAAATGGTAATTATAATATTAAATTACAAAAAAAGGAGAAAAAATGAAACTAACAAATGAGCAATTAACAAGAAGATTGGAATTAGTAGAGCAAAATGCAAGGGGATTAATAGAGGAACTAATTAGTAGAGGGTTTCATTATATTGAAGATGAAAAAGGAAATAAAACAATTAATGCAGATTCAATAGATGAACTTGGAGATTGTATTACTAATTTCTTTATTCTTGCAGACACTAAAACAGATATACCTGAAACTTGCTTTAAAACAGACAAAGAAGCAGGTAAATAATAAATATAATAAAAAGGAGGAAAAATGAAAGAAGATTACTTAAATGACCCTAAATACAAGGAAATGCAGTTAATATTAGAAGAAGAAGAAATGAAACAAAATAGTCATAATATAATACCAAGAGTTAAAAATAGTGATATGAAACTATTTGTTCATAATCATAAAGTATATTATGAAAAAGATGGTGTTGAAAAGCTTTTAAAAGCTTATAATGAACTTAGAGAAATAGTATTGGGGATATAATGAAAAAAGATTATAATAAAATGAGATGTGCTTTATCTGCTTACGAAGCAGAACAACTAACAACAGAAGATATTTATTATATATTGTTAGATGGTACTTTACCATATAAAGATATATCTGATAAAGAAGTAGAAAGAATGTTCACAACTATATTTGATAAAAAAGATGTAACTTTTATTAAGGAGTCAAAATGAAAAAATGCTACAAATGTCAAAAAGTTAAAGATTTTACCCATTATTATGTAGATAGAACAAGAAAAGATGGACTAACTAATCAATGCAAATCTTGTAAATATAAATATGATAAGGAATATGGTAAAAAAAGAAGGAAATATTTTGAAAGTTACTATAAAAAAAATAGAAAATGTTATGTTGATTACAATGAAAGAAGAAGGGAAAGACATAGATTAGAACCAAGAATTAGAATGAAAGATGGAGCTAAAAGGAGAGCTTTAAAAAGAGGTTTAGAATATAATCTTAAATCATACAAAGATATACCTAAGATACCTGTTTTTTGCCCAATATTAGGTATTCCATTGGTTACCAATAGAGGCTCTAAAAATGGTGGCTCAGATAATAGTCCAAGTTTAGACAGAATAGATAATAATAAGGGATACATAAAAGGTAATCTGCAAATTATATCAAGAAAAGCTAATCAAATGAAAAGTAATGGTAGTTTTGAAGATATTGAAAAATTATATCTCTTTATGAAACAGCAACAAATTAAACAAAAATGAAAAAAACCTTTTGTTTTAAATATAAATGGTTTTAACTTAATGATAAATAAAATAGGAGTTTTAATGAATAATATAAGAGAGATTGTGAAGGACAGAGGTTATCGTCTTAGCTACATAGCAAAGAGAATTGGCGTTTTTAATAGTCATTTATCTATGTGGATTTCAGAGCAGAGATACCCTTCACAAGATAAGTTAATAAAATTATCAAGAGTTTTAAAATGCTCTATTAAGGATTTATATCCTAATGTAGTTAGAAGAACTTATTGGAATATTAAAGGAAAAGATAATGGACAAATTAAATATTAAGATTGACGAAAAAGCTTTAAACTTTATTTTATACCTTATAAGTATAAAGCAATTTGATGCTTTGTCAATTTGGAGAGTTTTACATAAACCTGAACAGAATGAGATTCTCTATAATCAATATTTAAAGTTAGAGGAGAAGAAAAATGTCTTACATAAAAAATAGTATTCCTGATAATTGGAATTGTCATCACTTTGATGATATTGATAATTGTGTTGAATGTCAGTACTCTATGCAGACTGCACATATAAATCCACAATATAGACCAAGTATTGAAAAGTGGTATAATAAAAAATCGAGGAGAAGAAAATGAGTAATAAAAAAGTAACATATTCTGATGTGTGGAAAACACTTCGTGCTGTTGATACATCAAAAATACAATATAAAAAACAATCTTTAGATTATATAGGTTGGGCAGATGCGTGGGCAACTTTAATGGAGTATTACCCTGAGGCTACTTATATATTTGAAGAACCAACTTTTTATGGAGAAGAAGGTAGTAAAACTTGTGATGTAACTTGTAGTGTATTTATTGGCGATTTACAAAGAACAATGTCGCTACCTGTAATGACTTCAAGTTTACCTATGAAAAGTATTGAAAACCCAACATCAAGAGATATTAACGATGCTCAAGCAAGATGCCTTGTTAAAGCAATCGCTATGTTTGGATTGGGATTACATTTATGGGAAAAGAAAGATGTAAAGAAACTTGGAAGCGTTCCAAGTGAAATGCCGTTTTAATTAAAGGAGATACGAATGGAAAGAAAAAATAACACAGGTGCTTTATTTTCAAATGCAGAAAATAAAAAAACTGATAAACACCCTGATTATAAAGGTAAGGCGTTAGTTAATGGTAAAGAAATGAATATGAGTGCGTGGTTAAATACTTCAAAAGCAGGAAATAAGTATTTAAGCGTTTCTTTTGATGATTACAAGCCAAAAACTGATGCAGGTAATACCTTTACATCAACTGCAACAGATAATGCTGCAGAGATACCATTTTAATGTACGAGTTAGAAAAATCTTTTGAAAGGCTCTGTAGATTCATAGAAAGTGTTTTAGATAAAATATTTGAAATGCTTGAAAAGGAAGATAGATAATGGGTTTATTTTTAGAGATTAAAATTCGTCAAGATGGTAAGGAAAAATGGGTGGATGCAAGTAAGTTTTTAAAGTATATGCTTAAAGAACACTTGCAAGAGGAAGCTTCAAAGGGTGGGGTATTACCCTACCCTGATGAAGAAAATAAACAACAGATTTTTGAAATGTGGTGGAATTTATATGATAAAAAAAGAAGTAAAAAGAAAACATTTAATTATTGGTGTAAAAATATTAAAACAGATTTAGTTTCAGATATAATGAAACATACTAAAAGTTATGTGCAAACAACAGAAAAACAATTTAGAAAAGACCCTTATTCATATTTACTGAATGAATGTTGGGAAGATGAAATTATACTTAAACCTGAAGTTGCAGAAAAACAAAAATTAGAATATATAGAAAGAAAAAGAGAAGAAGAATATTTAAAACAAAAACAAGAGCAACAAAGAATAGAAGATGAATCTGCTGATGATGATTGGAAACAAGAATTTTTTAATGGATTAAAAAAAGATTTATTAAATAAGGGGCGAAAAAAAATGTCAACTACTAATGAGTCGGAAACGAGTTAATAAATGAGTTTAGAAATTATAATCGCCCCTTTAAAATTAAAAGACAAGGAAATAAAATGAATGATGATTTATTGAAAATTAATCAGGAGTTAGGCAAAGAACTTGAACTTATTGTAAAAAAATTAGATATTGCTATTGTGGGCTTAGAAGCGATAATTTCTAATAATTGCGACACACTTAAAATTGCAGAAAAAACAATAGAAGAAGTTAATAATTTTAAAATACCACAGGACACTCCTCCTAAAAAATAGTTCGCACTATTTGTTCTGTGGTAACAAATTGAAAGGAATTTATGGAAATTATACTATTAGTATTAATTCTATCTGTTTTAATTTTTTTAAACTAAAATAAAGGGTATCATCAATGACAAAAACAAGAAATGAATATGTTTTAGACACATATCGTATGCAACTAAAACATTATTTTGAAAAAGGTTTAGGAGAACAATCAGAATTATCCAAAAACACAACTATCACTCCTCAGTTAGTAAAAATTACATTAGATAGGTATTTAGAACTTGGTGGAAGTTTAAACTTCATAGATGTTGATTTAAATCAATATAATAATTTTTTAGATGAAGTGAAAGCTTGTTAATTGAATAAATTTAAAATTGCAAAATTATCTCGTTACAAACAAAGCTATACTTGTCAAATGTGTGGTAAACCTAAATTTACTAAAATGTATAAGTACCAAGCATATTCTTTTGTATCACGTTATAAACCCCCATTAATGAATAAAGTATGTAGTGATTGTATTTATAAAGAGGTTTTTGGTAATGAATGGAGATTAAAAAGAAAAGAGGGTGTTTTAGATGAAATGTAATATTTGTGATTCTGATATTGACATAGAATCAGGAGATGTAGTTGGATTTTTTGGTATATGCGAAGTTTCATTTTGTGTGTGGTGTATGTCTTCTATGACAGATATGGTAATACAATTAAATGGTTTTGATAATGTTCAAATATTAAAAGAGAGAATTAAGGAAATAGAATATGATATGTGAAATATGTAAAAAAAATAGAATAGAAAGGGTTATTGCAGAGTCAAAAAAAGCGATGCTTAGATTTACTAAAAAATTAAAAGAGGAGAAAAATGGCACATCCAAGTAAATTAAAAGGAAATAGATTTGAAAAAGAGATAGTAGAAAAAGCTAAAGATACAGGATTAAAAGCTAAAAGAGCTTGGGGAAGTAATGGAATGGCTTTGGGAGAACATCCTGAGGTAGATTGTATTATTGATGGTTTAAAAATACAAGCAAAAGTAAGAAAAAAATTACCTGCCTATCTTATACCATCTAAAGAGGTAGATTCTGTGGTATTTAAACAAGACAGAGGGGAAATATTAATGTTGGTCAGGTATGAAGATTGGTTATTTGAAAGAAAAAGGAAATCTGATGATAAATAAATTTTCAAGTCCTAATAAAGATATGGTAGCAAAACCTAAAAATTGTATTAAATGTAATATTTTATTAACAAAAGATAATAGGGCTAGAAAATATGGTTCTACAGGCTATCATAGTTGCTGCAGAAAATGTGTAAATAAAAGAAATCTTAAATATATGCGTAAAAGGGCTCAAATTCTTAAAGATAATCCATTGTGGTAGGTATTACCATACCTCACGAATTTTAAGGCTAATATCATACACTTTATGAGCAACTTGTTTTATTGATAATGAGTCTTGGTCTAAAACACATATAGCAAATTGGTCAGGATTATTATTAGTATTATCAGGTTGAAATATAAATCTTTGACCATTACCAATTTTTTGCATTATAGATAGAAAGCTATCATCATTTAATAAATTATATCTAAATTGACTATTAGGATTTCCATCTGAATCATTAACTAAATCATCTGAATTATATCCTGTTGAAGTTTCAACATAATTATTTGACATAAAATTAGACGCAAATAAATTTACATCAGACACATAACTAAATTTCATAGACCAATTACGTCTACCTGCTCTTTTAACTAATCCGTTAGAATCTCCAACAGAAAATGGTTCAACTTTATTATCACTTAAATCAAACCAAAATGGAGAACCATTATATCTTACATTAGTAATTGTTGAGCCACCTAAAGTTTGGACTGAGTCGTAACCATCAAATTCCAAATCCATAGTTAAATCTAAATCTGCAGAGTTAGGCATATCATAATAATATCCAAATGTAAAACAACCAATACCTTTGCTTGAATTTAATTCACTCATTGATATTTCAATAGAGTTTGTAGAATCATCTTCTGCATTAAAAGTCATTAAAGAACAACCTTTATTATCCATAGTTATTACATCTCTGTCATAATTTATATTTAAAATATTTTCAACTGATTCTGCGTTTAAAGATAAAGTTAAGTTTGTGTCGGTAATATTGTGATTTAAAAATCCAAAATAGCTTTGATTTGAAAAACCTAAATTATTCCAAGCTAAATCTCTATTCCATTCAAATTGTAAGTTTCTACTTTCTATAACTTTCATTATAGAGCAATTTAAACCTAAATACTGATTATTTGTAATATCTTGACCTATGTAACTTAAATAACTTGATAAATCTAAATAAAATCTTGGTTTTAATACATTTTGATAAGCCATTTTTATTTACCCCCTTCATATTTTATGGTATTTGTTTGTTTTCTTGGCTCTTTTACAACTCTTTCTCTTTGAGGTTTTATCATTTCTCTTGCAGGTTTTTTTAATTTTTTAATAGGTTTAAATTTTGTTCTTTCTGTGCGTATAGGTACTCTTTCTTTAATAGTTTTGCTTATAATTTCAATTTCTTTTTTACCATATTTTTGAACTTTACCAAATTTATTAATAGAAGATTCTTGTATTATCGGTTTTACAAGACCTGATTTAAATGGTCTTTTAACTTCAATTTTTTGAGTATCATACAATATTAAAGTATCATCTTCTAAGTTAGTTTTTTGTTTATTAATAAGCTGTTCATTTTGATTATTATTAATTATAGCTTGAACTTTTGAACCATCAAAATTCATAACTTGACAACTATATATTGTTATATCTCCTGAATATTCAAAC